TGCTCCGTGCGCGGATTGGTGTTCACATTGGCCGAGCTTTCTATTACAAAATCAAAAGCGTTACCAAAACCGGCCATTACTTTAGCATGGTTACGGAAGATGCAGACACGCGATCCGAAACGTTCCGCCACATTCTTTAGGTATAAATAAACATCCGCGTAGGAACCTTGAAAGATTTCACCTACATAAAAATCCGCGTGCCCTATATCTTTTCTCTCCAGCCATTTCTCCACCTCCTTAACATCGGTAATTGCCATACACCAGGTAGAAATTAGAACATATTCCACCGGTTGTTGCTTCACGATCACACGAAGATAAGTAAGGCTATCAACGTCCCCATGACTGATACAGTGATAAGACGCCCCTTTTTCAAAATGCCAGGGCAAACACTCTTCCAGGTGCAGCTCCGATTTTATCCGCCGGTCAAAATGAACGTTTTTCGTCCGGCGTGCCTTTATATGCTTGTCCGGGGTGTTATCGGCCCGGTTCTCTTCCGGTTGCCGGTCGCTTACCGGTTCTTCCGGCACATCTTCCACCTTCGGTGTAAAAAACAGACTACGCATTTTCCTTCATACGGTTAGAGGGTGAAACGTTCTGTTCCGCTTCCACTATGGTACGATAAAGCCCCACTTTCGTAGTAGTACCCGGAAAATTGGCATTAATATACTGCTGTAACGGCTTACAGAGGATCATGTCCGGAATAGCCGTTTCGGAAGCGTTATACACTTTCAGGCTGTATAACTTCTCCGATCCGGAAGAAAGCTTGTTTTCTATAATCAGGTTTGAAAGTACCGGATCAAGACCGAAGCCGGAAGTGGCAGCCGCGTCCGCCTTGTTGGATATCTTAATTTGGGCGTCCACATAATCCTTTATCTTCTTATCCAGTGGTTCCACCGTCCAGCCCTCAAAATTATTTGCTTCCGAGTTCCAAAACTTAGTCGTGTGCATATATTTCCCGGCATTCTGCCTTCCCGTAACGTTAGAAGCAAACTTCTCCATAGCCGCGTCCTTAAATTCTTCCAGCATTTGGGTCGTGTATTTTTCGCCCGTACGGTCACAAACTTGTTTTATACGATCCTCTGCCCGATCCCAGTAGGACTGCGGCGACTCGATGTGCAGGGAAATAGCTGAAGCGTTTTCGTTATAAGCGATCAGAATAGCAGCCAGACCTCCTGCAAGTTCAAGAAAATCAAATGCCCCCAAAAAGCGTGGTGTACTCATGAAGTCCTTACAAAAGGAATAGATATTATAGTACTTCACAGAAACCGGATATTTGAGCGGGTGGGCCGGATCAAAGACCGGATAACGGTAAGTATAAGCCGGATCGGGATAAGGGAAGTCACCTACAAGCACTTCTTGCGGTTCGTCTTCACCGTCGGGCGGATATACCAGACGGGCTTTTTGATAGGGAATGTGCTCCAGTCGTACCAAACGCCCGGGATTGCCCACACGCGGCGCACGGTTCCGGACAAATTTTATAAAAAAGCCCTGCATGTGTGTTAAGTCCACGAGTGAGCGGTGAAGAACCGTCGTGTAATCCCATGACTCCAGGTCGGCGGTTATTTCCGGATCAAGTTTCCAACGCCGGTAAAAGCGGTTATTCTCTTCGTCGATCGCATCCTCATACAAACGCGGGCCTTCTCCCCATTGCAAACCGGCTATTTTGCCCATAATGCCTTCACCAGCGTAGAATTTATCCAGTAAACGCATAACCTCGCCCGGCATGTCGTTATTGTCACCCATGGGAACGATAAAGGTGCCGTTTACGCTGATCTTCCGCGAAAAGAAAGTACTTCGCCCGTTCAGCTGAATGCTGGATGGCTCCCAACCTTTACCGCGTCCACCAATAGAAAAGGAGAGCAATCCTTTATCGCTCCCGGTATCTATAATTCCAAAGTTTCCACTTCGTCTTATTTCCATAATTTTAAATCGTTATTCTTTTCCCGTTGAACTCCATTACCAGGCATTCCCAGCAATTCAGCGGCCGGCCTGTTGTGGTGTCCGTCAGGAATAGTTTATAGCTTGAATTTTCGATACTTTCATCCGTCGCCTTTTTCCTCAAACGGGCAGCCGTAAGTATCACCATATCGCCACCGGCCCGTGTCTGCCGGTTCCATTTCCGGAACTTGATAGAAAAGGTTTCTCCGGCAATGGTAATCCGTTTCATTTGCTCTACAGCTACATACAGGTTTATTTTTTCCATAACCGACAGATAAAGTTTTTAATCCTGTCCCAGTTGTCATGTACCAGGCAGAAGGATAGAAAGAAAAACATGAACTTTAGGAACGTCCATAAGCTACCCCCGTTTGTAGTCTTTTCTTTTTCCTGGCTTTGCTGCTTAACGTCGGATTTACGGGTAGCGGTTGTTTCCTGCTGACTGGTAGTTTCCTTATGATCCTGGAAGGAGCTGCTTTGATTCTTTCCAGTTCTTTTTTCAGTTTTTCGGTTGCTGAAATCAATTTCTTTAATTCGTCCAAGGCTGTCATAGTTGATTCGGATATGCGTGCTATCTTCCCGGTGAACGTGAAGTGTGTGTTTGTCATTGCTTGAATCTCTTCGCGCAAGTTCGATAACTCCGCCAGTAGTAGTTTGTTTTTCTTCTCCAGTTGCTTCTGTAACCGTCTCTCGTGTAACAGAGCGAGGAGAACGACAACCGTAAAAACAAGCTGCACAACAAATAAAAATAAGTAAATGTATGATTCCATGTTTCATAATTAATTTTAGTTATTAGTGTCAAAAGTGATAGATTCCCGGTGCGGGCAATTCTTTACGCCACAGAGAAACGGCTTCATAGTATCCATTACCCGGGCGTTACGCCTGATTGCCTTTTCCATTTCGTTACATTTCTGCAGGACTTCCTTGTATTTGTTATCCACTTCATCAAACCGTTTCTTTAGTTCCTGCCTGTCGTTCTTTAAATCTTCGATTAATTCCTGGTAAACCTCTTGTACTGACTTCATGGCATCAGCTTCCGCCTGTTTACGGGTATATCGGAGAGTGAATAACCAGGTCAAACCACCCGTACAAAGAGCGGTGATAATTGCTGTGATAATCGTTTCTGTCATATTCCTGCTTTTTATTTCCGTACAAAAGTGAAAATAATGACAGAAGCCGAAAAGGACATAAAAAAAGTGAAGAATAAAGGTTTAAATTATACCTTTATTCTCCACCTAACTAAAAATAACAACTTCTTAAAAGAAATCCTTAGTAACAGGAAACTATGTTATTCGGGCGATATCTCCGGATGTTCTTTCAAATACATATCCCGTAAAGGAAGACTTAACACAAAACAAACATCTCCCAAACTAATATCATATAACTTATCTTCACCGTTCCTTTGAATAGTGATCGAAGGGGAATTATACACGTAATTCTTTAATTCATTAAAGATTGGTTCATTGGTGTACGCAGAACATGCGATATTTGCCGCATTTTCTACGTCAAGTGCTGTATGGGGTTGATTCTCATCAATCTTTTTAAAGAGAAAATCCTTATTCACTGACAAAAAATCATTTCCCTTAATTTCGGCAAATATTTTTTCGCCTAACTCATTTAATTTTCTTGGACTACTTTTCATTGAAAATATATCTGCTGCATTTTTATGCTTCATTATTAATAGGGATTTTATGGCCACGATATCGTTTTTGATAGTTTTCAGATCATCCCCTAATTCTATTATTCCCCGGTTGTGCACATCACATTGGGCGTTACACACTTTTTTCTCTATCTCATCAAGCCTATGAGTATATTTACCAATTTTAAAGGCTTTCTGTACAATAAACCATACACCACCTAAAATTGGCACAATAATAGAAATAATTATGCTAATGATTGCTGTCGTAGACATATATACATTTATTAATTGTGATACATTTACTCTGCAAATATAATAATATTATTTCTATATATAATTACTCACAAGGAATTTTGGGATATTTTGTTAATAATTATTCATCTATTAATAGAAGTGCCGGGAACCACCCCGGCACAAACAAACCCTAACCTGGGACTTAAACCCAACGACTGCCTTTTCAGCCGGTATATTAAAATTAATAATTAAGGATTAGACAACTTTTCGATGTCTTTTTTCATCATGCGTAATAATTGAATCCTCCTTAGCACCTCATTTGTTGGTGTACTTTCGTCTCCTTTATCTATTAGGAAATCGATTAAATCCTCAATAACTTCGATATAACAAGCGGAAACCGGTTCCGTCTTAGTTTGCCACAGTTTCAAAATTTCGGCACTTTCATCTGTGATATGTGCTCCGTTTACTTCTATATCTTTCATAATTGTAGTTCTTTTAAACGTTTTTAATTGGTGTAGTCTCTAAGGTAGTGAAATCAATTATTCCGGCCCGCCGGTATATCCCGAGGACGACTTTCCTAAACCGTTCGTAATTACGCCTGTCAATGGGTGATAACTGCCACCTCTTCATGTCTTTCATCAAATCCGGTATATTATTAGCACTATTATACAAACAGTTATTTTTACCGTACTCGTGATGAAGTGATACAGACTGAAAATCACCGGAAAAAACAACCAGCCGTAAACGTTCTAGTTCTAGGAAAGCAAGTTCATTGTTTGCCTTCTCCACCTTGTATGCTCTTAATTCAATGGAAGGCGCACCGTATTCGCGTTTAACGAAAAATAGGATATCAGGATTATTTGTATTCATTTGGTACCTCCTTTCTGTTCTATCTGGGGACGTTCTGAAAACCTATATACTTTTTTAATTTGGTAAACATGGAAATAGACAACAGGCTTGTCGCATCCGTTATTATGTGTTTTAGTGTCCTGGTCTATATGAATATATCCGATACCGGAAGATATTTTCAGCGGCATTATTTTAGGATATTTAGCGTTCACTTCCTTCACCTTTGCTTCCAGTTCTGTTTTAAAAGCATCAAAGGAAATTTCATCAGGACAGAGTATATTATCAAATTGATTTGCAAACTCTGCCATTTCAGCACATTTTCGATTCTGTGGCTTATACTCGTTAAGCTCTATAAAATAAGATGTCATTTTCGGCCTCCTTTCTGTACCTTCTTTGCCCGGTACACACAAACAGCTGCACCAATAACAGCCAGCGGAAAGATAAAGGTAAGACAGAACCAGGCGATAGCAGATAAGTAATAGGCATCCGAAGCCGAATTTACGGAACAGTCTTTTTCCAGTTCCCGAAAATAACGATGTTGGATTGTGTTTACGTCCGTGCTACCAGTACGGAACGAAGGCACGTAGTTTGTGCCGGATTGAAATTCTTTTTTCATAACGGTGTAATTTTGACTATTTTACATGGGAAAGGCGGTTACCATTTCCCCTAATTCGTCAAAATTACACCGCAAACCGTCCGAAGATCGGGTTATAAGTTAGGGAAAGGCAACCGCCTTATATATCCAAAATAGATAAATACCGAGCATAAAAAATGCCCGTTGTTTATTCGAGCCAATAACCGAGACTCACCGGACCGCACCAGCGGTGTAATTTTGACAGGGGCAAATGTCGGTATTAAAATCTGAACAAAAAAAAAAAAACGTTAATAAAAGTTTATCGGAAAAAGAAAATTTATCGACTCTATAATTCGTTACTTCGTAACAAAAACGCCCGCCAGAATTGGCGAGCGTTAATCTATTCTCATGGTTCATATCTCTTTTGAGTTTCACCCTCTTCATCACTTTCCTTTTTCATATTTCGCATAAATAAAGGAACTTTCTTTTCAACCTCTTCATTTTTATTCTCTTTATCTTCCATGGCCGCTTTCTCCATGTCTTCAAAATCTTTTTGTGTTATAATTCCTTCTCGTATTTCATCATCAGAAACTATATCTTTACTTAATAACCAATGATATACATTTTGATTCGTGCTCTCATTTGTAACAACATACGCCTGCTCAAATTTCCACCGAAATTTTGCTAAATAATTCATGGCGTCTACCATAGAATTAAATTCAATTTTCTTCCCGGATTCATCTACCATAAACGTTTTGTATTTTCCGAAATAAGATGTTTTTTGCCCGAAGTCTATTTGTATTTTGACTTTAGAACTTAAGACTTTCCCTGTACCAACAATTTCACAAAACGTTTTTCGAGTTTCTTGTGCTGTAGCTGCTACTACTAAAATAGCCAACACGGTAATTAATAATAATTTCTTCATATCAGTAACTTAAAATTAGTGTATACTTTCGTCTGTACCACCCGTAAGTTCTGACGGTTATATGCAATGTAATTTTGACGGCTGCAAAAATACTTAATATGTACAATTATAAAGAATATCATCCCCAAAAATGAAAGGCAACCGCCCCAAAATACACGGTAATTCATGAAAAACGCCCCAAAAAATGAAGTAAAAACGCATAAAAAACATGCTTTTTCGCGTAAAATTTTGGTCTAAATGCAGATAAACGACTGAAAAACAGTCAAAAACCGGAGAAAATTTCAAAAACTAAAAAAATGACACCTTCCGAAGACCGAGCCGCTCAGAAGTCGGAAAGCAGTTGCCCTCCCCCTAAAAGGTGAAATATGACCTTTTGGACGGGGTACCCGTAACCTGGTAACACAAAAAACGCTGGAAAACCGAATTTCCAGCGTTACAAGGCAATTACCTTTTGTGCCTGTTCTCTATCCATTGATCTACAAACGAATCGGCCTGCAGCGTCCGCTTGCCTCGTACTAAAGCTATCCAGCCGGGGCGCATCAGTAAGTATTTGAAAGCGTCGGAGAAATTGGTGGATAACATCGGTAGTTTTTTCGGTGCCAGCTTTTCGGACTTCTTCACTTTGAACACTACTTTAGAGTTACCCCGGTATTTGATTTCTGCCTTTGCCTTTTCTACGGAACTAACCAATTCTTTACAGTTCAACGCATCAACCAACAGGATAGGCAGGTTCTTGTTGGTACCGCCCATAAGTTCCTGCATAAAGTCGTATTCCGCATCCTGCCGGATAACTGCCTGTTTACGGCTTTTCAGGTTTACGATCCAACCGGTACGGTTCCCGCTGCCGTCTTTTTCTATGGCGTCTTTTATCTTACCCGCGTAATCTTCCTTTTGCTTCTCAAAGTTATTACCTGCACGGTCATAATACAAATCAAGTTCTTTATACTCATGGTTCTGGAAGAAAGTAAGGAACTGGTCGGCGATCTCCCGGAACCAGCCCGGCGGTATCTCAAAAAAGTTCTTATGTACCCGGTAATAAGCACCGTCCGGCTGACCGATCACCAAAGAAAGCATATTACCAAAGTCCATACCGCCTTCAATCGCTTTATCATGGTGCAAGTACCGGAGTTCCCGCGAGCTGTAAGCGGCTTCCCCGGACATGGTACCGTTATAATACTTATGTCCTTCACCGAACAACACATAGAAACGTAAATCCCTGCGAAGACCGGGACGCATACCAACCACCGACTTTTTAAATTCGTGAAGCTCCAGCGTACCATTATACAACCGCTTTAAATACTCTATCGTAAGTATCTCAACATTAGCGAATGAAGAAGCGTTAAGAAAGAACGTCTGCCCTTTTCTCAACTTCAACAAAGCCCGATCGTAATATTCAATATCCCGCTTCAAACGTTTCAGTTTCAAGGGGGAAGGCCTGTTCTTTCTTTGTTCCCGTAAAAGGGAAATTATCAAGTCATTACGTACACTTGCCGCCTGCACTATTTTAATGATCCGTTCCGGGTCCATTTGCTTGACATACCGGAAAAACCAGTCGTACTCGTTTTCGTCGATATCCGGCATATCGGTAGTAATGGTTATTCCCAGGAACAAATGGGAATGTCCGTAAGTGATCGCATCACCGCGAAGAATAGGCATAGCGCGGTTTACTTTCATTTCCTTATCGTACTTCGCTTCATCATAAAACAGATGTATTACAGACTTTCCGGCAAGCAATGAAGGGTTATCCAGTGATCCCATGAAAATAACACATCCGTTCCAGAAGCTATAAACATGCTTGTAATCATCTACGATAACCGAACATTTACGCCGCCAGGATTCAGGCGGGCGGGTATCTTTTACATAGTGTACCCCTTCGATCAGGCCCATAAGTTGCCAGCCCTTCTGTACGGCCGGCATTATATTATCTTCCAGGTTACTGTAGGTATTGGCAACAAAAGCGAACGCACCGCCGGGCATTTCTTCCACACACCGGGCGGAACGCCTGGCTTGTATAACGGTAGATTTAGCCATACCGCGGCCGTCAATAGATACAAGGATAGTAGTATCGATCCAGTCCGTCAGAACCTGGATTATATGACCGTATTTTATTTCTACATCATCGGCGTTACTCACCTTCGTTATCTTCCCCGAACTCTTTGATATCATACAACATACGTTTTTTCAGATCAAAAGCTTTAATACGCGCATCCTCTTTTATATTATCACGTACAATAACAGGAATTTCCGGTATCGCGTCGATAAACTCTTCCAATTCCTTACGGTCGATTTCAGGAACACCCAGATCCTTACGGCTGGTAGTATAAATAACCGTGCTTTTCTGTGAAAGCAGTTCCTCCGGTATTTCGGTCTGTTGGTCCTTATAACATCCGCGAAGTTCCGCCGCCAGTTTCAGAAGGTTCTTAGCCTCCTTTACATTACCCATAAGAAAGACGGTATTCGCCCAATTTTCGGCCTTTTCCGCATACAGGTTGGCGAAAGCCTGCGGACGTACGTTATCCTGTGTATAAAAGAAATTGAGACTGTCGGCGTACACCTGGCGGGCCATCCAGTCCGAAAGGCCGTAAGGCTCCGACTTTAAAAGGCGGATGATACCGGCCTTTGTCACCAACTTGCCATTTATACGCATACGGGCACGAAGGCCCCGTACCATTTCCATAAGGCTGTAATATTCCCTTTCATCGGGCGCGAGTGCTTCCAGCGTACCGGTAGAAAGAATCCTTTGAATCTGGTTGATATCCACCTTGTCAAAGTCTATTCGTGAGGGCTTAATTAAATTCGTCGTCATCCATTTGTTCGATTAAACGTTCAAAAGTATGTCTTTTCCGTACGGCCTCCAGCTGTTTTATAGCTTCCACGTTTCCACCTTCCGCCGCTTCATGGAGTTTTATTTCAGGGGCGGCACGTGCTACGAGAATCCCTTCCCGGATCAGAAAGTTAACAGAAGTTCCCACCGTTTCCGCATCCCGGACAAAAAGCCCGACATCTTCCGGAGAAAGCCCCAGGGAAACGGCTATGTCTTTCGAAGAATACCCTAAAGAAGACAAACGCCGTACATCCTCTTTTTGCTGCGCATCCAGGTAAATACTATCTACCACCGTTAAATCGTTCATACGCATCTTTTATTCGTTTCTGTGCCGTGAAATAATAAATTTCGTCCTGTTCCATTAAAACAAAGTTCCGGCCGCTTTCAATGGATGCCACGGCCGTAGTACCGGAACCGCCGAAAGTGTCCAGGATCAAATCGCCCGGCTTTGTACTGTCTTCAATCAGTTTACGGATCAACGCCACCGGTTTTTGCGTGGGATGAACCTTTTCACCTTCTACCAGTTTAGCACCGGACGCAAAAGAACGGATATTATCTATTATGTTTGTGGCACCAATAGAAACACCCTTTCCACAATGAAACAAAATAAGTTCATGTATAAAGGCGTAATGATTACCCGGCCCCGACTGTTTATTCCAAACGAGCATGTTTGACGCGCCTAAATACAAGTCAAACAACGGATAATAAAAAGCATATCCGCGCCAGTCCGTAAAAAAATACACGCAAGCACCGGGTTTCTTCACCCGGTTAAACTCCTGAAACAAATCCCGGTAAAAGGGTTTACAGATAGACAAATCTTTAAAACTGCCTTTCTGCCCGTTATGTGTCATTCCCAGGAAATAAGGCGGATCGGTTATTATACAATCTACAGAATTGTCCGGAACACGTTTCAACGCCTCCAGGCAATCCTCGTTATAAATTTGGTTTGTTATCATTGGAAAGTTGTTTAAGCCGGCTTTCTTCTTTTTCTATCCGGAGGGTTAATGTCTTGAGCTGGTGCCCCAGCTCCGAGCGGTCGCAAGGGTGAGAAAAACGGCCCCGGTCCTTCATGATCCGTTGCCGTTTTCCTGTCAAAGTGGCAATAAGTTCAACTACTTTTTTTTTCGCGCCTCGATTTCTTCCTCTATGGCTTTCTTTGTAGTCTCCCACTTTTGGATCATTGCAAGGGCACTCGCTTTCTTCTTCTCATCATCCCCGGCCTGTTCCAGTTTCGCCTTATTCTTTGAAAGGTTGGCACGAGCGTTATTCAATGCCTTTTGTATGTCGATATCCGAAAGATTCTCGACACCCTTACGGACGGACAAACTTTTTACCTTCTCACATTTACCCAAAATCTTTCCGTTTTCCCGGTAATATTCCAGTTCGTCCCACATTTCGCGGTTAGTAATGAAATTTTCCACAACCGCCTGCGCTTCCTGTGCTGTAGAAAGTGAACTGACATCATCCGGCGTAACCTCCAGACGGGCGAAAGCCTCCTTATACTTCCCGTATGCGGTGAACATGTCGGAAACAAGTATTTTCAGAATGTCGGGACAATCCGGAGAGTTCAGGAAGGTAAATTTCTCGCGGAAACGTATCATTTTGGTTACGGTTTCCGGAGCCGCCTTGTATCGTTTCTCCGCCTCTTCCAGTTCCTCTTCCAGCTCTTCCACACGGTCGGCATTTTCATCCATGGAAAGAACCTTATCCCGGAAATCGGACGAAACGAGTTCTTCCACGCTGACGCCGAAAGATTCGGCAAGTTCCAGCAGCAAATCATCGCTGTATTTTACCGGCATTTTTGGAGGTTCCTGTCGGGCGGGTTCCATTTTTACCGCGGCCGGCTGTTTAGAGTTGCGCCGGATCGTCTTAAATTCACGTTCGGAAAGCCCGGCCAGCTTCCGTAGTTCCTCTAAAAGAATGGCCTTCATCGTTTCCGTTTCTCCCTGCCGGCGAAATGACTTCTTTAGCATACGGTTGATACCGTATTTCTCGTACAGTTCCACGCCTTGAATAAAGTTACGCGGACCGGCCAGATAGGTAATAATTTCCTGTTTCATACTATATAAAATTTGATGATACAAAGAAAAAAAAGGCAATTACCCCCAAAAAGGACAAAGGGTGGCCGGGCATGTGCTGCCGGTCACCCTTTGAATGATATGAAAGCCGTTTACTTACGCCTCATAACGGCTTTGTTCAATCCATTTCATAGCCTCCGAACCGTCGTTAAACGCCCGCAATGTCAGTTGGGAACCTTCGGAAGCGGTAAACGTCTTACCGCCTTTCAGAAGGAAATTACCGCCTTTTTCCACTGTTGGCGCAACGCCCGAACATCCCATAAGGGTAATTACCGATCCATGACTTCCACCGGTAACACCGGCTATTTTGGCCGCACCTGCGGAAAGCTGGTACTGCCCGTCTGTCTGGTAATCTATATCTGTGGCACCGGCTTCCACTACGGCCACCGGTTCTTCCAGGGTGTCGGTACCCCGGTAAATGGCGATATCATCCCCCTTGCTGATCTGGGTGAAAGTAAGTTCGTTCGTATTCGATTCATTGGAACCGGTATAAGAAACGGATAACTTAGACGGGTTACAGGGCGTTCCGATCAGATCGGCAGGCTTTCCGCTACAATAACGGAGAACAACGATACATTTTTTAGACAGCCAGTTTGTCTTAAACTCGCGAATCTCCTGTTCGTTACCGGGATGATTGAACTTAACGGAAGGCGTATAACCTTCGGCGTCGGTTTCCCCGTCACTGTTGGAACTGATTTCAGCGGTACCGGGTGTCAGGTAAATACCGATCGCATAACGCCCCGCCTTCATCACGATATCCTCCTCGATAACCACGCCGGCCTCGTTTCTTGGCGGAAAATAAAGAATATCGTCAACGTCGTAAATTACGAGCTGATCCTTGGGCTGAATACCATTACCGGGATTGCCGGCCGGCCTTCTTACGCTTGCTTTTACGTATGTCATAACTTAATGATTTATAAGGTTATAAAATGGAAGGGATAAAGTACCCCTTCCGATTAATTTAGCCTCTTGCCACTTCGTAGAATTTACCGTCAGCAGCTTTCGCCAATTTGATGAACTTGCCTTCGGAAAGCGTTATAGCTTCGGTTAAAACAAAGTTTCCACCGCTGGCAATGGTAGAAGCATTTTCAGAACCGTTTCCGTAAATCGTGTAAACGATTCCGGCTTCTGCATCGGTAAAGTTAGTGATTGCCGTTGCTTTTGTATTTACACCGGTAACGAATACTTCACCGTCAAGCAAGGAAGGTGTCGTTTCATCCGGCGCAAACTGCAACGCATCGGAAGAAGCGTTTTCGCGACCAATCTCGATAAATTTACCGTCGGCACGTTTCATCAGTTTGATAACGTCCCCCTTACCGGGCTGCCAGGCATCGGAAATAAGTTCAAAATTTCCGCTTTTCTCGATCTTAACACCCTTATCCACGCTTCCGCATTTCAGGGAAATAACCGCACCTACCGGAGCGCC